ACCATGATCTCTGACAACATTGTGAACAGTAACACCAGCATCAACCGTCGTAATGTGGAGCGTGGTGACACAATCCAGACTTATGAAGGTGACTTCAATTACACCTACGAAATCTATGATTCCTGGATCATGGACCAGAGCGGTGTAAGCAACCAAATCTACTTCTTGAACGAAGATGTTATACAATGGGGTAGCCTGCGTGATCTAGGACCCAACAACGAAGTGTTCAGCAATGCCGATGCATCGCTTGATCAGTTCTTGATGGAAGGTACATTGATTGTGCGTAACCCAGCAGGCGTTGGTGTTCTCAACAACATCAGCACCACAGGTGCCGCAGTTTCTGCACCGCGTACCAGCACTTTTGTGTCTCGTACCAACACTGGCGCTGGCTCAACTTACTAATCATAAGTTTAGGCAAACCACAAAAGGCTCTTCGGAGCCTTTTCTCTTGGGCTTTCTGGCCCTATTTACATGAGCCGCTAAATACTAGATGAGTCAAGATCTTAACCAACCCGAATACTTAGACGACACTGATCCCGAAAAAAACTACGATTATCAGCGTCAAGACCATGGTGGCACCATTACCAATCATAACGGCATGGCCGATGCGCTGTTGAAAAACGACAAGTTGTACCGTAGCATGAAGGGCGATTGGAACCGCACAGACTGGAACAACTCAAAGAACATCAAGATCACAACTGGTCGTGAAGATGGCAAGTTCTATATCCGTCGCGAGCAAATGAACGCAGAAGCAGTGGCACGCCGCTGTGCAGAATACCGAAAAGCAGCCGAAGCAGGATATCCTGATCCCCTAGCACCCATCATGCCCGACGGCAGCCTGGGTTGGAAATGGATGGACTTGCCCAATGTGGTCAGTATCCGTATCAGTGACCAATATTTTGGTGGCATGCCCTGGTCAGCAATCAAGCATGATCGCACACTTAAAGCCCAATTTTACCGTGTGGTGCAACAAGAATTTCCACAGTACATTTGCTATCCAGGTGGTAAGTTGCCTATTCCCGTTGATGTTCCATATCCTGCTCGGGTGGGCGAACAAAAGTTTTTCAAAGGTCATAATTTATGAGTTTTCAAATTCCCACAGGCACCGCCCTGGTTGATTTCCTGAAAGATTTCACAGGATCAACCAACACAGACGAAATCAAACAGTGTATCTACCTGGCTGAGTTAAGCATGCGCAACATTGAACTGCCAGCCCTGCGCAGTGATCCTTATGCATCTGAAAACATTGGTGTGAGCAATGCGCTGGGACAGGTTCCTATCCCTGCTGACATGAACAAGCCCATCTTGTTCTTCAAACAAGGCAATCCCGGAGGCGGTACCACCAGCCAAACAGGCCCTTGGATTGTGTATGACCGTATTGGCGACAGAGACATCATCACACAGAGCATGATTGCTCAATTGTATCTCTCTCCTGTGAATGTGCCTGCTGTGATTCGCGGCAAATTCTCAGAAGTTTATGACCAGTACCAATTCCTGCCCTGGCTTGGCGAAGGTGCGCTGATTAACTTGTACTACTACAAGGCCTGGCCCTTGTTGTTCTCACCCATAGATGATGAGATCGTGAGCACAGTTGGCACAGTGGGAACCATAAGTGGAGCTGGTCCTTGGACTGCTCAAATCACTGGCATGACTGCCACCACAGGATTAGTTGCTGGCAGTATCATAACTGCCACAGCAGGCACAGGCAGCCTGGGCACCGGTGGTGTGTACACAGTGACTTCAAAGACCAGTACCACAGTGAACTTCACAGCCACTGGAGGCACAACTCCCACAGCAGGCACTGTGACAAACATTGCTTTGTTGGAGAACACAGGTCGTGTGGTGCAATCCAATGCTGTGTTGCAGACCTGGAGTGAAGGTTATGTGTACGCCAGCCTGCGTGAATACTACATCAAGCGACACAACAATGAAGATGCTGCAATTTATCAACAAAAATATGCTGATGCCTGGAACATTGTGAATGATCAAAACAACCTGGGCAAATGGTCAGGTGGACACACAAGATTAACCAGTGTTTGGCAGCCGCGACAGTATCGCCAATACAACATCAAATAAGGATACCGCAATGAGTGGCAACACAACCAGCCTTTACAGCACAACATCCAGCAATGGCACCACAGGTAGCAATAACTTTACCACATTGTATCCCAATGCGCAAGGTGCAATCATACCCACCACACCATATGGCAATGCCAATGTGGTTGCGCTGTTAAATGCCGGCTCAGATGGTGGCAACACAGTAGGAAATATCACAGCCACTGGCAACATCTCAGCCAATTACTTTATTGGTAACGGAAGTCAACTCACGGGATTGCCAGAGGGATATTCAAATGCCAATGTCACAACATTGTTGGCCAACTTTGGATCTAATGTTATCAGTACAACTGGCAATGTCACAGGTGGCAATTTGCAGACCACAGGTGTTGTGTCGGCCACAGGCAACATCACCACAGCAGGTTATTTTCTAGGCACATTTGCTGGTAATATTTCGGGTAACCTAACAGTTCCGGGTTCAAACACACAGGTGTTGTACAACAACTCAGGCAACGCAGGTGCCAGTAGCAATTTTACTTATAATTCGGCCACTAATTTGTTAACAGTCAACGGTGGTCAAATCCAGGCTGGTAATTTCAACGCTGGCTCAGGTCAGATGTCAGCCCTAACTGGTAACTTTATTGACATAAACTCTACTACTATCAGTGCCACAGGCAATGTCACAGGTGCATATTTCATTGGTAATGGCAGTCAACTCACTGGTATTGTCAGCAGCACATATGGCAACGCACAAGTTGCTGCATATCTCAGTTCGGGCACAGTGACCAGCAACATCATTACCACTGGCAATGTATCTGGTGGTTACATCCTTGGTAATGGATCACAATTGACTGGCTTGTCAGGCACCTATTCAAATGCCAATGTGGCCACATTCTTGGCCAATTTTGGATCAAACACCATCAGCACCACTGGCAATATCACAGCCGGTAATATCTCAGCCGCAGGCAATATCTTGTCTCCAAATGTGGCTATAATTGATGGCAATATTCAAGTCCAAGTCTTGGTATCCAATGTTGCGGCAGGAAACTTAGGCCTAAATGTTGTATCTGGAAATGCTTATATTGGCGGTCGAATCAGAACAGGACTGGAAATCAGTGCAGCCGGTGATGTGATTGGTGCCAATTTAACAACTTCTGGACAAGTAAGTGCCACAGGCAATGTCACCGGCAATTACATCCTTGGTAATGGATCTCAGTTGACTGGTTTGCCAGCCACATATTCAAATGCTGATGTGGCCACATTCCTGGCCAATTTTGGTTCAAACTCTATATCAACAACAGGCAATATCACAGCCAGTTATTTCCTGGGCAATGGATCACAACTGACAGGTATTGCATCCTCATATAGCAACGCCAATGCCACAAGTTTACTGGCCAGTTTTGGATCAAACACCATCAGCACAACAGGCAACATCACCGGTGGATACATTTTGGGTAATGGATCACAACTCACTGGTATTGCTGCCACCAATGTGAATGCAAATGCTTTGGTGGGCAATACTCTAAGTGCCAATGTGTTGAATTCCAGCCTAGTATCAGTGGGCAATCTCAATGGACTCAGCGTGATTGGCAATGTGAACACAGCCAATGTGTTGGCAACTGGCATTGTTAGCGCCACAGGCAATGTCACAGGCAATTATTTCATTGGTAATGGATCACAACTTACAGGCGTAACTGCCACTGGTGTTGGCACTCTCACAAGTCTAAGTGTCACAGGCAACACACAAACTGGCAATTTACTCACTGGTGGCATTGTCAGTGCCACAGGCAACATCACAGGCAATTACTTCATTGGTAATGGATCACAGCTCACAGGTATCGCAGCGTCTTCAGTTGATGCAGGTAATTTGATTGGTAACACACTCAGTGCCAATGTGTTGAATAGTTCTTTGGTTTCTGTGGGCAACCTAAACGGATTGTCAGTAATTGGCACTGTGAACACAGCCAATGTGTTGGCAACTGGCATTGTCAGTGCTGCTGGCAACATCACCGGCAACTACATCCTGGGCAATGGATCACAGTTGACAGGCATAGTTCCCACCACAGTTGGAACGCTTGCAAGTTTAAGTGTCACTGGTAACACACAAACTGGCAATTTGCTCACAGGTGGCATTGTCAGTGCCACAGGCAATGTCACAGGCAATTACTTCATTGGTAACGGATCACAGCTGACAGGACTTGCAGCCACATATGGCAATGCCAATGTTGTGAGCCTGATGGCCAATTTTGGATCCAATGCCATATCAACCACTGGCAATATCACCAGTGCTACACTGACCACTACAGGTGCAGGC